GATGATGACCGCATATCTGTCGGGCCTATCTTTGCGACCAAGCCGTATCCGCGTGGACCGGGCAAGGAGGCCCGTCCTGCTATGGATGCCTGCTTTGATGGCCGGCAGCATTGGCTGGACGCCTTCCCGCAAGGCATTGCGGGCGATCGTGCGTTCCATCGCTTTCGGTAATTCCAGAAACCGCTCGCCCAGTTCATGGGCAAGCACTACCTCAATGGTCATCCGCGAACCAAGTGCCAATGCCTGCAGGCTCATTGGTGGCCTCCGGCCACAGTCCTGAGACCTGAGTCCTGAGTCCTGAGTGAACCGCCAATCCCGATAGGTCGGGTTAGCTGTTTGCTTGGTTCTCTTCCAGCTTTCATATTTCCGATTTCTGATTTCATATTTGGCGTCATGCGTTCACCATGAACACCAATACTTGGCTCCCGCAGAAGCAATGCTTCTGCAAGAGACTGTCCATGCCGTAAGCCGGCAGTGTGTCCGTCACATTGACGGCGCTCAGTATGGCCTGGAACGTTCTTATGCCGGTCACTGATAACTGAACCCGCCGGAGGCTATCCCTGAGTATGTCCCGAAGGGCCATAAACTTAGCGCACGCGGCCTCGGCCGCATCGCTGCCGGGGATGCCCGCCCTGGCATAGATGACGCACATGACCTCGTACTCGCCGCTCCAGTCCAGCGGCCCTTCCTCCCTATCCGTGTGCGGGATAATGAGTACCAGCGGATCATCCGCGGCTTTGATGTCGTCGAGATCCGCTACTTGCGCGAACGCGCGCCGGGCATTGAATGAGCACGGCCAATCGCCGGGAGCGGCCACGGCGTATGCGGTATTCACCGCATCGACTACGGCGTCACAAAGCGCCACCAGATTACTCTTTGCGGGCAGTGTCCGCCTCCGTTCTCCAGCCGGGCCGTCATCTCCATAACCCCGGAGATGACCTGTTGGCCCGGGCCATTGCCAGTTTATATCTCAGGCCCGCCACGGCGGGTAAAACTCAGGCTTGCCCGCCTATGGAGGGTCCCAAGACTCAGGACCACTATCCGGCTACCCGAGAACGAACTCGCACTCCAGCGCCTGGACGCCCGTGCCGGCAAGATCGAGATCGGAGCATGTGCCCGAAATGTCGCTGCCGGCGTCGTTGGTGAAGATCGGCCCGAACTTTGCGCCGGGGGCAAGGGTGATATTGAATGCGGCCCCGAAGCCGACGTAGGGATTGGCCGCGCCAAACGAGATCGTGATCGGGTTGGCATTGGTGGACGGGTTTGCGAAGTACGCCCACTTGACCCGCAGCCCCGTCCCGACGACCACCGCCCCGCCGTTGACGTTCGGAAGGGCCTCCATGTCGATAGTGCCCACGCCGCCCGACAACGCCTTCATAAAGTGCGCCGCCTGGGTAAGGCCCGTAAGCGTTGTCATTGCAGTGCCGGCGGGCCCATAACTCACCGACTTGTCGGTGTACAGATTCGCGTCGACTCCGATTTCCCCGGTCACAAGTAGTTTCTGACTCGCGCTAATCGCCGTCGGTACCATATTTCACTCATCCTTTCCGGCGCGCATAGTATGCGCTGCCATTTCCCCGCGCGGCTCTCCGGCCGCGACCTCTTTCAGTTTGTCTGCCTTTTCCTTCTTTCATCTCTCATCTTTCATCTCTCATCTTTCATCACTCATCACTGACCTGTTTCGCATGAATGCGAAACGCTATGTGGCTTCCGTCCGTCCATCGCCAGCAGTTCTCGGCGCCCAGATTCATCGCCTCATAGGTGTGGGCCCCGACGATGATGAGATCTCCGGCCGTAGGCGTAACAGGCGTCAGTGTCGCCAGGTCCGCAACCGAGATAATGAAATCCTGCATGTTGGCGGTGACGGTAATCGACTCGTCCGCCGACTCGTATGCGGTAGCGGCCATCGTCACCGCGACCGCGATGTCCGTACCGGATCTCCGATAGACAGCCGCCTTCCCCATGAACGCTTTGCGTTTGGTGTCAAGCCATGTAATCCCGGTTGTCAGCATGTCCGTCATGGCGCGAGTCCTGAGTCCTAAGTGCCGTTCATCATTCCGGCATCACTGTCCCATACTGGGCCAACCGCGTCCCATCGGGACGCCATCCAGAAGGGCGGGGGATGCTTCCCCTCACTGCCCTGCTTTCGCGCGCCTGATGTCGTTCCTCTCCATCTGGTCGAGGAGTGTATTCAGGCGCGTCAACTGCTTTGTCAGTTCTTCCACTTTCCCGGCGACCTCTTTATCCGTGGCCTGACAGCCGGCGATGTCCTTATCTATCCGCTCGATTCGGACCTCGTGGGCGATCACGGTGTCGGACATTACCCGCCAGGTTCCCGTCGAGATTCCCATCAGGCCGAGAATGGCGACAACGGAGGCAATAGACACGTACATGGGCGTCTTGCTGATCCGTAGGGCAACGGCACTTTCTCCCGGTACGCCTGGGGCCCCGTCGTGCCCGTCATGCCCGTTTCGCCCGTCGCGCCCGTCGCTCATCTGTCGCCCTCTGCCTCTCACGTGTCGTCCCCTTCAACGTAAGGCCCTTGATTTCCAACACACACACACGCCCATCAATCAGCGCCGGTTCCGCAACGGAAAGAACCGGTCCCGATTCAGATCCGGGACCGGCTTCCGTGAATTACGTCAGGACGGGACCAGGCACAGCGAATACCAGTCCGTCGCGTCGTAGGCTACGAACTTTGCTATGGTCGAGGCCGCCACCGCGAGGTATCCCGTCGTGGCCGTGCCGCCGTTGATCTTGTCTCCCGTCGCCGGGAACACTTTCAGAATCGCGGCGTCCGCGTTCTTGATAACGCATATCTTGCCGGCGCCCGCTATCGGCAATGTGACCGCCTTGGTCGCGTCCGCGCCCGAGACGAGCGTGAACCCGACCGCGACGGGCGAGTCGCCTGACGCAGTGCCCGACGCCGTCACGGCGGCCGCGGGCACGTTGCCCCATCCGAGGTTCCCGGATGCGTTCGCCATGCCTCCGATGGCTACCTTGACCAGCACTTCCGTGGTCGTCCCGATGACGACCTTGCCCAGGTAGACGTTCGCGCCTACCGTCGACGTCGCCACCTTGGCCGAGTCGTCCCAGTAGGCGATAGCGCCTACCGTGAGGCCGGAGTTGCCGGTAATCTTGACGAACTCGAACACGCCACTGGTCGCCAATGCGCCCTGGACGCCCGCCGGGATGTCCGCCGTTGCGATGCCGATCATCAGGCCCTGCACCACAACCGTGCCGGCCGCCACGGCGCCGACCGGCGTGTACTCCACCATGTCGGCTTCCATTACCCTCGTCGCTTCCATATCACTCCTCCGCGCACTGTGTGCGCCGACAGGTCCTTTGTGCCGCGCCAGTTTGGCGCGGGACAGTTTCAGTTTGCATATCCCTTGTCACACTCATCCGTAACGACCGCCATCGGCCCATCCAGCCCATAAATGGGCACCGCATGTTATGCGTCAGGACGGGACGAGGCAGAGCGAGTACCAGTCGACCGCGTCGTAGGCGTAAAATTCGGCGGCGGTGTACTGGGCCATCGTGAGCGATCCCGTCGTCGCGGTGCCGCCGTTGATCTTGTCGCTGCTGTTCGGGAAGACTAACAGGTTGGCCGCCGCGTTGTTCTTGATGACGCATACCTTGCCCGCCGCCGCCGCCGGCAACGTCACGGCCTTGGTGCCGTTGGCCGCGCTGACGAGCGTAAACCCGGTAGTGATTACCGAGTCGCCGGAGCCGGTGCCGGACGCGGCGATGGTGGCCGAGGGCATTACCCCGAACCCAACCGCGCCCGCCGCGTTGGCCATGCCGCCGATGGCGACCTTGACCAGCACTTCCGTTGTCGTCCCGATGACGACCTTGCCCAGGTAGACGTTGGAGCCTACCGTCGACGTCGCCACCTTGCCCGAGTCGTCCCAGTAGGCGATAGCGCCTACCGTGAGGCCGGAGTCGCCGGTAATCTTGACGAACTCGAACACGCCCGAGGTCGCCAACGCGCGCTGGACGTCCGCCGGGATGTCCGCCGTTGCGATGCCTATCATGGATCCCTGCACCACAACCGTGCCGGCCGCTACGGCGGTTGCCGACGTATAGTTGACCATGTCACCTTCCATTACCCGAGTCGCTTCCATATCACTCCTCCGCGCACTGTGTGCGCCGACAGGTCCTTTGTGCCGCGCCGTTGCGCGGGACAGTTTCAGTTTGTATATCCCTTGTCACACTCATCTTCAGGCAGCATCAAGGGGCGCCCTTTCGACTGCGCTCAGGGCGCCCCGTTCATCCGTTGCGCTACACGGAGCTCTTGATCGCGCCCCTGTAGTCGACCTGGGCGACTCCGAAGTCGAAATAACAGCGCCACTGCATCCCGGGACTCTTGAACTCAGCGTCCGCCGTCTCGACCGTGGGCTGACGGCGTCCCTGCAGGTATGCCACCTGGAAGGCCGGCAGCACGTCGGGGTCGGCGATGAAATACCAGTGCGTCGCGTGGCCGCCCGCCCTGGTCGTGATCGCCAGGTAGGGGCTTGACTTCGGCTGGTACTTGCCGGCGAACACGTTCGCTTCGCCCTGCCCGGTCGAGGCCGACGTGACGACCTGGACGGACGCTGACGTGTAGATCTTCCGGGCGAGGTAGTCGAGGCCCGGGGGTACGAGGACGTACTTGCCGCGGGCATAGATCGGCGCGCCCTTGGCGTCCTTCATCCCCGCCAGAGCCGCTTCCGCCGCGGCGAGGCCCGCTTCGCTGAAGGCGTTCGACGTGATGCGGTTGAGTTGGCCCGCGGTGTAGAAGACGTCCGAGGTTTCCATGATCTTGAGCATGAGCGCGTCTTCGACGGCGAGAGCCGCGTCGCGGCCCAGGATCCTGAAGAGCTGCTGGAAGGCGTTCTGGTCGTCGTTGACGATGGCCTGTCTCGGCAGCACGATCACCATGCCGGAGGTGTTGAGTTTGTTGGTGTACGCGGATTCCGTGAGGACGCCGTGCGAGAGATTGCCTTCCGGCGACAGGACCGCGAACGCTCCGGTCTGGTTGAGGCGGTACGCGGTGTAGGTCAGGAAGTTGTTCACGTCTACCTGCTGCGCGACGAACGGGTAGACCGCATCGACGGTCGTGAACGAATCCATGAGCAGCTTGTTCCCCGACGTGCCGATGAGGCCCGTCAGGTCGATAGTCGAAAATCCCGCCCTGACGGCGTGGCCCACGACCGCGTCGAAGAGCGCCTGCCCGCCATGCGGGGCATGGACGCCGTCCGCCTCGAGGGCCGCGGCCATGACCTGCTGAAGCGTGATGTGCCGACGAGGCCAGGCGGCCGAGATTAACTTGTCGCTCTCCGCGCCGACCCCGAAATCCTTGTCCTTGGCGAGTTTCTCGTCGCTCATGCCGCAGGACATCAGGAGCGACGCCATGAGGACCTTCGCCGATGCCGGCTCGTCGCCGCGCGTGATGATGCTCGGGCCCTGGATGCGCGCGACGCGCATCATCGCCAGTTCGGCGTCGCGTACCGACAGATTGCCGGCAATCGCCTTGGCCGCGACGTCCTTGATCCCGGCAAGGTTCGATCCCTCGACCTTGATGGCCGTGGCGGCCAGTCTCGTGATGCCGGCCCGGCGCTCGCGGTCCGCCTCCTCGTCCGCGACGAGCTGCTCAATCGAGCCCTGCGCCTCGGCCGCGACGGGTTCCGGTTTCTTCGCCGGAGGGTCTTGGACCCCGGTCGTTTTCGCGGCGGCGGCCGATGCCTTGAGCGCCTGTTCCGAGTCGTACCGTGCCCGGCACTTCACCCGCTGATCCTCGGTGATCGTCGCGGGGTCGAAGCCGAACGATCTCACATAGTCGTCGAAGTTCATGTCTATTTCTCCCTTCCATGAGTGCGCGGCGTGCGCCGCAATTTTGGCCGATGCGGTCTCGTCCGCTCCGACCGCTAACAACGATGTCTCACCGAGCCGACCGGCCCGGATGATGTAGAGGGGTCCCTTCCATTGCCTCCGGTTCGCCTTGGCCGTCGCGTCCTGCTCAACCCACTCAACGCGCTCCGGGGATACGCCAATGGATGCCTGCCAGACAAAGCCGTTCCTGGATTGCAGCACGACGTCGCCGGCGGCCGTGGATTTATCCGTGATGTCGCCGGTGATGATGCCGGCTATGTCGACGTCGGTGGCCGTGATCGTGGCCTCGCCCTGGCCGACGATGAGGGTGGTGTCGTGGTTTTTGAGAATCGCTACCTTGGTCGCGTGGAGTCCTTCGCAGTCGACGACTACGGGCGCATAATAGCCGCTGACGCGCAACATCCCTCCGCTGTAGGCGTGAATCGCTATCGACGGCCTCTCTGGAGTCTTGCCCGCCGCGGCTTCGACAGCCACTATCTTTGCTTCGGCCGCGATAAAGAACTCACCGACTGTCGGGGCCGCCGCGGCCCTGACCGGCGCCATGTGTTTGTGGTCCAAAGTCTTCATATCTCGGCGACGCGATTGCGCCCCTCCGTCCGTTTGCCGTTGCCGTTACCCCCCGACCTGGTTTTGGATTTGGAGAGCGGTTCTTCTTCATCCGTGTCCGCATCTTGGGCATGGTTAGTTGATGCCCCGCCCGCCCTGAATTTCTCCAACAGGATTGCCTGGTATTCTTTGAGGGTTATGCCGAATTCCTTTGCCCGCTGCTTGGCGTCCTCTTGCCAGTCGTGGCCGAGTTTTGCGGCTTCGCCGGCCAATGTCCGGGTCCCGTTGCCCAACCCGATGTCCTGAGCGTTCGCCTCCTTGAGCGGATCCACGTGCTCGCGGCCGTCCCAGAACCACTGGTGCTTGAGTTCGATGCCCGGCACCCACCAGTCGTAAACGTATGCGGCCTCGCGCGCCCACTCCGCCAATACCCGATTCAGGCATACCCGTTCGAGAGATGCCTGATCTACCGCGATGGAGCGTAGATATGTCTGCCAGTCGAGCCTGCCACTGGCATAGTTGTAGTCCGAGGAATCGCCGGCCACGACGCAGTACGGCATATTGAGGCAACGGCCGATTTCTTTCAAAAATTCGCGCTTGCCCATGTCGTAGGTCGTCGAGGGTTGCTCCGCCTTCATCTGGGACGGTTCCCATCCCTCCGGCGCAAATAAGGCCGTGTCCCGGACCAGCGCCATCTCCTCCCACGGATCGACCTGCGCCGCCGCTCCGGCGCTCGGCATCGTCGTCTTCATCACGAGCGAGATATTGGCCGCGGCCTCGGCGGCGGTAATGACGGCCAGCCCATAGCGCCGAAGGAGGGCGAAAAGGGGCAATGCGGCCATGATGTCTGGAATCCCGCGCCGTTGCTCCGGCCTATCACGCCTGAACCAGTGGATGACATAGCGTGCCGCCAGTTTGTCGTATTCAGCCCCAGGTAGCGCGTAGTCGCCGCCGGGATGCGTTCTGAGCATGTAGTAGACTGCCGGATTGCCGAACGAGTCGAACCGTATCCCGTCGACCGCCTCCTCCGATGGCTGAAGCGGGAAGTCCGGCGACGTGAACCGGTCGGCCTCGGCCAGCCTTAACGCGAGCTTCACCGAGGCATCGATTTCCGGGTTACTCACCATGAGCGCGAAGGCTTCGCCGTCCTGGGCCCGGGCCTTCCGCATCGTCCGCAACGTGTCCGGGAATTCGACGGCAATGTCCCACTTGGCAAACTCGGCTTCGCAGCGTTCGTTGAAGCCCTCGTTATCGGTAAGCATCTGGAGCCGGGGACCCCGGCCAATGGTGTCATTGGCCAATGTTTCGATGACGCCACGGCAATAGGTGTTATTGGCGCCCTCGTAGCGGGCATAGGCCCGCAGTTTCCGCCTGACCGCGGGCGATGCGGCGGCATCGGCGCTCAGATAGTCCGCGTTGGCCCAGTGCAGCCGGTTTTCCGCCGACGAGACCGTGACGTCAAAACGCCCCCGCACCGGCATTCCTGTGCGAGTCGGGACTACGGCATATCTGGTCGCCGGCGCCTTAGTTTCGCGCGCGCGAACTGCGCGGGGCTTCGAAGCGGCGTGAGTTCGCGGCTTAGTGCCCGAATGCGCCTGTTTCTTTGCCGTCATTGGTTATGCCCCAGGTGGAACGATTTGTACGCGCCTTAATGCCCCAACGGGACTCGTCCGGGCCGTGGCCGATTTGACGTACTTATCCGCGGCGATCTGGTCGGCGAGTCGAGGCATCGTGACCGTTACGCCGTCCGAAGTTACCGAGGCGGGCGATACCGCGTTCTCTTCAATCGCATCCGTGATGTCGTCGCTCATCGCTCCCTCGCCTGTCGTTCGCCGGCCAAAAGAAAAACGGCCGCGTGGGTGTGGCGCCACACGGCCGTTTCTTTTGGTTTATCTATGCCCGGCACTGATCAGGCGCCGAGCGAAAACTTACGTACCTACATGGTTCGATCCCCTTCGGCTTCGCTCAGGGCCTTCGGCTTTCTGATTTCTGATTTCATATTTCATTACCCTACCCCAATATATAGTGGGTGCAAGGGCAATAAGCCGACGTGAGTAACTTTTGTGTAAATGTTACTACCGGTAGTAATTCTGGCGCGGTTTGCGCATTGACCGCGTCTTGACCGCTACGCGGTCAACCCCTGCTCAACTGTTCACCTGTCGCGCCCAAGGCAATGCCTGTTTCAAATCAGACATCAGTAGTGTAGGGCGGGATCGTATCCCGCCAGAGTAGCCTCACGGTCAAGATTGACCGGGTCTCATTTCGTAGGGGCGAGAACTTTACCCGCCTACGGAGGGCTTGTGTTCGCCCGTGGATGTTCTGTACCTCTGTGGTGAACGGACTATAAGCAGTTCGCGCCCGTCATTTGTCCGTCTTAAGTTCCGTGCGGGCATTAACCCAATGGAATAAATACTCAGCCATCTCGGTATCCGTGTTACACATGATGCTTATCGGGCGAGCCACGCCGGTGCGCACATATGTCCCACCTCCGGGACCATCACTGGACAGGGTAGCGGCGCGGGGGCCGTCGGGTTTGCTAAACATCCATCTCTTGACCCGCTGAAGAAGGGACTTATTAAACCGGGCCCTGATGCGCATCGTATCGCTGATCTCAACGGGCCGGCGACCCGTGGTCTGTTCCTTCCCGCATATAACTATCATCTCCGGGAGCTCGAACCTCAGTTGATCCGGCCACGAGCCTTTGTCGGATATGAGTGAGCCTTTAATCACGAGCGGCTTGCCGCCTCTAATCCGCGCCCTGAATGTCGCGGGATAGATTCTCTCATCCATCTTCATAAGTCTTTCCCCTTTCTTGAGGACTCCTTAGCCCTCTTTATAAGCAGTTCGCGGCCATCCGCAAGCATTATCGACCCGGCATTTCCGTGGCCGCAACAACAACTCGTCGTCTTGACGCCTCCGGCGTTCAAGGCCCTCACGATATCGGCTATGCAGGCGTCTACCCCCTTGACCGCCTTCCGTTCGCGGCCATTATGGCTCAGGCGGGCAATGATTGTCAGCCGTAGCCGGACACAGGGCTTTCCACAATGCCGGCAGAGATGCGGTCCTAATGCCTGAGCCAGTGAGTCCTGGGTTTTACCCACGGCGGCGGCTGACTGTAAGGCGTTCATGTCCATCGGCATACAGCGCCTTGGTCATATTGCCGCGCGATGTGCGAACAGAGACTGTACGCACTATCCCCGTAGCGGCCGGTATCAGGGTCCTCTCCTCCACAGCCGAGGAGATCAGATCCCCTCTCAATCTGCGACCGTCGGTTCCCTTTCTGGCCTGTCGCATCCATGCCTTGCCGCAGGTTGGACACTCAAAGGGCCCCTCCTCGCCTGTCTCGGGTATCCGGTGGCCGCACACGCACTTGAACCAGTTGCGCTTACCCCTCTTTTTCATGGCTCCCACTCCTCTCATAAATGATTGTCCACTTCATACCACACCTACATTTAACGGGTTTCCCGTTGACACGTTCCTCGATCTCCCGTCCGCACGTACACGTCATCCCCGACGTTGTCGGGACGCAACGCACGGCCTGCGGATTCATGCCTCAATCCTCCTCCTTGTTTGGCTTGGCCAGGTCGTAGGCGTATGTTGCCATAATTGCATCGGCCATTTCATGTGCTATCGTTGCGACAGATTGATGGCTACAGCAGCGTAACTGGAACGCTTCTGGAAGGGCTGCCAACATGGCACGGAAATGTAGTTCTTCGCACCGTGGGCATAAATCTGGCATCAATGGATGGGGGCGATCCCCATTCGCGCACATCTGAGCGTTGCATATTCGGCAGCGCGGTCCGTTCGCGGGCGTAGGTGCCGGCGCCTGCTCGATCTCTGTCTTCACGTACCCGATAATCTTGCCCGCCGCATCGTGTAATGCGCGCTGGCAGTACCATCCCGGAATATTCGGGTCGTAGTCCGCCACCATGTCAGCCGCCTGCTTTAGCGCAAACGCCGCCTCGCCACACCACTCTCTTGTTCCCGGTGTGTCCTTTGCCTCGATTATCACAATTACCCTTGGCATCAACTCCCTCCTTCTGCCCGCGGTGCGGGCCACGTTCTGGTTTTACTCGGGACTCCCTTTCTCATATTTCCGCTTTCTGATTTCTGATTTCCGCCATCTACCTTTCCATCGTCGTCTTGATCTGTCCACAGCACCGGCACCGTCGGTAGCGGCGTACACCGCCGCCGTTAGCTATGGGGATCTGGTCGGTATTCTCTACTTCGAACTCCGTGCCCCCGCACCGGCCGCAGGTAAGCCCTCGCGCCCCCTCGGGCGGGGCCACGGCCGCCAATGGCCGCGACCGGCCGCAGTGCCGGCAGACGAGCCTCGGTCGAGCGCCCACCATCTCTTTCTCAAAGTGCCGGCACCCGCAGGCAGCGCATTCAGGTCCCGTCGGCGCCACGGTCAAGCTTGACCGCGGAGGCGCGGATGGGGCTCGCACCACCTTGGACCCGGCCTCGAATGCGCCAATCACGGCCGTCGCAGCCGGCACGGCAAGTATAGTCTGTGGGCTGGGGGCTGTAGGCTGTAGGTTTTCGGGCAGTCCGCCGATAGTGGCTGGTGCTTTAGGATGCCGCTTTACCGGCTTCTCAGTCACAACCGAACCTGGCCCTGCGATATTGAGGGCCTCCGTCTCCGGCGCCGGCCTGCCTTCCCGAGCACGTTTCGCGCGAGGGCCTGAGCCTGCCGAAGGGTTGCCCTTCCCCTTCACTTTCCCCGTTGTCGCCACACATCCCTCCTCGGTAGACTTTCTGACTTCATATCAGCCCCGCTGTCGATTCAGATCCGCGTGTGTATATCGTTTGCGTTCCACGCCGCTGCCCCGTTCGCTCTCCGATGCCGCCTCGGCGGCCAGTTTGCAGCCCAACATTGAGGCCGCCACCGCGCTGGCGACCAATACGTCCAGCCAATGGTTGTCGGGGGCGTGCGGCCGTGGTTTCCATACATTGACGACGCGCCCGCGGCCGGTGGTCTCGACAAAAAACTCCGAACCCGCTATGTGCTCCGCGAACTGTTCATGGTCGGATGAGGCAGCGGGCGTGCCGTAGAGCATCAGGGCCCCTGGGTCGCCTGGCGCCGTAGCCAGCGCATTATGGACCTTCGTCTTCCACGCATTGGTATCTATCCGCACGTGCGGATATTCCTTGGTGCCCTTGACGTTGGGCACAAACCAGTCCTCGCCGATGGTCCAGCCCGGGCGCCGCTGGTACTCGCTGACCGGCTTGCCAGAAGCGAGGATGCCCATGCCCCGAGATGCCTGGATAATGGGCGACCTCAGTTGTCGCCTGAGTTGGGCCACGACCGTCGGCTTATAGGCCGCATCGATGAGTAGTTTCTCAATACCCATCACGGTCGATGCCCCGCTCAATACTTTCGCCCACTCCTGCCTCAAAAGCAGAGTCGTCAGCGCCTCGAGGCCGGCCAGTATTACGCCTTCCTTACCTACACCCGGGTACTTGCGGCTCATGGGACTCGGTGGAGCCGCCTGCCTGAACCATCGCGCCGGCTGGTCGGGAAAGGTCCCGTAGGAAATCACGGCCCCGGTAAAGTCCCGCCTTGCCCATGCCGCAACCACCCAGTACAGGATCTCGTCATGGATATCTATCGCCGCGGTGACAACGTCGCATTCGGGCGGCACACGGCCAGGGGCCAGCCCGCTCGTGCGGGCACATACCTGAGCCGGCGTTATGCGTGCTCCCCACTGGATGGTCGACAACGGCGCCTGCTGCATCTCCGCCGCGAACGCCGTCGGGTTCTCGATCCAACGCGCCATTGCGTGCTCGACTGCGGACGCCTCGTCCGGGTACTTCCTGAACCGCCAACTCACGACCGCATCGGCATCCATGCACTGCGCGCGACGTTCGCAGGCCCCGCACTCCCTCCTCTGGTCGAGCCTCTCTATGCACTCTGTTTTACACCTGTGCTCCCCGTACAGTTTGTGCGCATCATCTGTCCGCTTGTCGCTCCATAGCTGGCTGTAGGTGTCCCACCAATCGCCATGCGGTACGTCCGCCGGCGATGCCGCCCTATGGACCGGGAACACGGCCAGCATCGGCTGCCTCACCGCGTTCCAGGGCGCCATCTTGAGCACCTGATCGGCCATGTCGTTCTCGCAAATAACGGTCAGGGCCATCAGGCCGGATATCCGTTGACCCGGCGGCTTCATCTCCATCACCGCACCGCCCGGGGCCAATAGTTTCACGCGCTCCGAGGTCTGAAACGCCGACTTGGCCGAGTCGTCCGTCTGGGGGTCATCTATCAGGGCCAGATCTGGCCGGAGTTGCGTACCACCCGGCAACACCCTGACTTGCCCCCTGATGCCTGCCCCGTCGAGGCCCGTACAGGTAATGGTTGCGCCGGCGGCGGGGGATCCGGGAATGTCGGGCATGACTATCTTGTCCGCGTTCCATGTAATCCGCGTAGGCCGGC